TGTGTTACCATTTTATTCCCCTTTCAAGCGAATAATTTAAATTAGGCCCCATTCGGCGACCTATATACTATTATATCATTTATTAAAAAATTCTACCAGGCAGACATTTCTTTCATAAGCCTCAAAAGGCTAGATATGTCTTTTTGGCTTGTGACTATCATAAAATCCTCTACCCCATACTTATTAGATATATCTCTAATTTGCTGCTTAACCTCTTCCATGCTTCCACGTATTAAATGCTCTCTTTTTTCTAAAACATAAGGCTTTTCAAATTTATTAGGGGTCCACTCTTGATAGTGATATGCTATATCTTGATCAAGTTCTTCTTTTGTTTCCCTAATTAAAGGGTCAATAGTTAATACTATCTTAGTATTTTTTAATTCATTAACTGATTCCTCTAGCCTACTCTCATGTACAATAGCATAGTCTGTCCATTTATTAGCCAAGTCAATTGTCATTGGAGAATTTGCAATTGTATAAGAAATTGGCGCTTGATCACCTATCTTATTAAAAAATTTATCTGCCCACTTACTCGCAAGCTCTATTCTTTTTTCGACAGTACTTATTAAAGACTCGTCAAAATTATACATATCCATTGCTTCTTTTTGTTCATCTTCAAGCATTTTTCCAGCAACTAGATTAAATGTTACCCTATTTTTATAGTGAACATTCATTGTATTAAAAAACCTAATTGCATACTCTGGACTCATTGTATAAGCCCTAAACGCCATCATAAACTTAAGGTTTTTTGATACTCTTATCATGCTTTGCAAAAATGGAACATAGTCTGTTGAAATTATAGCATATGTTAATAAAACAGAATAAGCTTTTGCTCTTTCTAAATCTCTTGCCATTTGAACTAATTCAGTTTCTGAATCTCCGTAGTCAAACGTGTGCATCCAATGAAACTTCATAGGCTTCATTTCTTATTAAATTCTGAGAATTGAGTCCATTGAGAAATAGTGTACCTAGTTCCAGAAGTAATCTCTGAAACACCATGAACGTAATGAGTATTTCCTGGAAAAAGAATTAGCATATTCTTTTTAGGCCTAATGCTATAATTAAAATCTGGGAAATACAGTTCCCCACCTTCATAATCATCATTTAAATATGCAAGTACAGACAGGTGACCACTCCATAAATATGGATATTTTTCTATTTGAGATTCATAAGTATCGTTTTCATAATCTGGCTCATCTATGTCTAATATATCTGTGTGCGGATCAATATAAGTTCCAGTTGGATGAACTATATACAGAAAAGGTTTATCTTGTACAAATTTCATTTTGTATTCTAGGGTTACTTTATGAATAAGTTTTTTTCTCATTATTTTGGTAAATAATAGCTCTTCTTGCGAAGGTGTATATTCTTCTAAGGTATGTATTGGGTAAGAATGATTTACTCCTTCTTTTACCTTATACCTTGAAATAATTGACATTGCAGTTTCAGATTCTTTATCAGTTAAATAATTTTCAAAAACTTTTATGTTGTCGATACCTGTACCTATTTGTTTTGTAATATTATCAATATTAACAGGTTTTGGAGAAAAGCTTTCTTTCATATTTTATTTGTCGACAAACTATCCCAGGCATCTTTTCTTTTATAAGCATAAGCTTTAGAGCATTTCAAAAGGTATGAGTTTAGTCCTGGGGCTTGCTTTTCAAAAAATAAAGCATATTTTTTATTTACTTGAGTTTGTAATCTAAGTCTTATTAAATACTCTTCATTTACTGGGAAAAACCATTTAACAAAATGATCTACAAACATATCCCATCCATGCTCTGCTTTAGGGTCTTCTACTGGCACTTTATTATTAATACACTCTGCAAGATATGCGTTTAATTCGTGTGCTTCTTTAATCATTTCGTCCCAGTCTTCTCTGGTGTATTTTGAAATTCTTTCTTTTGCTATTAAAACCAACGGATCATCAGGGAAACCAGAAGACCATTCTTTCCAAAGCATAGAGCAAGTAACGTCTTCAGCTTTTTTTATCCATTTTCCCTTATGTATCAACATATACCCATTATACCACTATGAAATTATTTGATGTTGGTAATATTTTTCCCATTCCGATATGTCTTTTTCGTCATTAATTAAAGGCTGGCCTTTAACATTTAAGCTAGTATTTAATAAAATTGGAACCCCAGTTAGATCCAGCCATTTCTGTAGTACTTCGTAAAGACCTGGGTGCTGATTTTTATTAACCGTCTGAATCCTAGATGTGCCATCAGCATGCACAACAGACGGTATTATGTCTGGCCTTAAACATTTAACTGCGTATTGCATATACGGAGAACTAAAATTAATATCAAACCATTTGTTGGCATGCTCTTCCATCACAACTGGGGCAAAAGGCCTAAATGATTCTCTTTTTTTTATTAAATTTACTTTGTTTTTTATGTCTGGATCTCTTGGGTCTGCAAGTATGCTTCTGTTTCCCAAAGCCCTTGGACCAAACTCTGCTCTTCCAGAGGCAACTGCAACTATTTTGTTGTCAGCTAAACCTTTAATTATTTTGTTGACTGGGTACTCCCCGCCCAAATCGTATCCTAGGTATGGAGTCTGCCAATCTAAATGCTTTCCATAAAGAGCCGCTGCTGCACCTAAAGAACTTCCAGAATCTCCTGGGTTAGGCATTATCCACACATCATTAAATATTTCCCACAACTTAGTATTTGCTGAGCAGTTTAGCGCACAGCCTCCCATAAAAACTAAATTTTTCTTTTTCGTTAAACTTTTTGCATGCCGCATAAAGTCTATAAGTCTTTGTTCGTAAACTACCTGAACTGCTGCCGCAATATCAAACTTGTCCTGCTCTGAAACCCATCCCCAATCAGTAATTCCTTTGTGAAAATTGTATTTTTGTTTATCATATCTAGGAAAATAATTATCTACTTGCTTATAATACTTTGTCCAATCTCCGTAGGCCGCCATCCCCATCATAATATACTCTTCTTGATTTGGCATAAGCCCGACCAACTGGGTAAAGGCTGAGTAAAATAATCCAAAGCTTACTGGGTAATTTTGTTTAAATTTTAATTTTATTTTTTCACCTTCTCCTACCCAAATAGTAGAAGTATTATATTCACCAATTGAATCTAAAACTACAATTGCTGCGTCAGAAAAGCTACTTGTATAATATCCAGCACATGCGTGTGAGTAATGATGGCTAAATGATTTTCTTGGGATACCTTCTATATTAAACCTTGGCTTCCAGTCCCCTACACCACCCTTTAAAAATAGCCTAGAGGCCTTTAGAAAGGGTTTCTCGTAGTAAGCTATAGCATCAGGTGCACCATATGACAAAGCATCATTAACTAAACTATCATTGATATACCAATCATTCTTTTGCTTGCTATATCTTTCTGCGTGTCCCGCAAAAATAATTTTTCCATTTTCTATTAAAGAAACAGAAGCATCGTGTGAGGTTTCGTTAACCCCAAGAATTATCATCTTTAGAATCTCTTTCTGGAACAATTCCGTAGTGTTTTTTTAAACGCCTTAAGCCTTCTGGGGTTGCGCTAAAAGTAGCTTCTAGATTTTCGTTATAGGAAACAGAAATTAAATTTTCTTTGTATAGCCCAATTAATGTTTCATCAATGTAATCTGTATGAGCTTTCCATAATTCTGGAGCAATGTCTTTAGCAATTTCATTTACTTTATAAATGGCTTCGCCATTTTTTTCTACTCCAACAAAATCTATTGCACCAATTTCCACATAGTGTTTAAACAAAGCAGAGTCATCTTCTTCAAACAGATTCATTGCTTTTTTCTATTTCAACTAAAGATTGTACATATTCCGAAAAATGCTTTCTAATACCTCCTGTGGGTCTTGATCCAATGCTGGTCCAGATACGGGAATATTCTTTTATATTGTAATAAGTTGTTGGACAAACCTTTACACCATTGTAGTCTTTAAGAACAATAGGAAGCGGAACATGCTTTCCACAACATATACATTCTTTTGCTTTTTCTTGATACATGCTCATATTATCATCATCCTATCCATTGCTTCCTTGAGCTCTTGTGGTATTCGGGGAGCTCTTATCATATTTTGAACGTACTCTTCTTCTTTTGTAACTCCAAAATCATTATCATAACTCATTGACTCATAGTTATGTATTTTTATTTCTTGATTTGTATCAAACCTTGTATGAGATATAGCATTAAATATTGAACCACAAACAGCATCTGCTAAATCTTTTGATCCTTTTCTTGGATGGTCTACCTTATCCCTCATAATTCTTAGTTGTAGCAATTCATCTATAAGCAAAGGAATGTGTGGTCCTTTTAATCTTTCTTCTAGAACCACCATTGCCATATCATCGTAATGTTTTTTAGCAACAGATAACAACTCTGTGTTTATTCCATACTGCTTTAATTGCTGCATCATGTCATGTGAATTCCATCTATCAAAAGTGCATAGCCTTATTTTAAATCCTTTAGTTTTTAAAGACAATATATAATCTTTAACTTCAGTAAAGTCTACTGATTTATCTGGAGTTGGCGTCCAAAATCTTACGGCATCTACTTCAACTATTGGTGCAGGCTGAGAATATGTATCTGTTACTTTTATATTAACCCATTTTTGAACGTGAGACATTGCAACAGCACAATGATCGTGCTTTTGAGCAAGGTCAACATGAATAAAATATTCTTTATCTGGATCTGGTGCAAACCAATCTTCAAATCTTCCAAATTGATCTACAGCTACTCCTAAATTACTAAATGATTTTTCAATTTTTTCTCTTGATTTAAAAAATGCATCTATTGCTTCTGAAGGCATACATGCAAATCTTCCAAGAGCATCTGGTGCATTCTTGTAAAAAGCTATTTTGAAATCCTCTATACTTCTTGTAGGATTAACTTCCCATGTTGGCCTTCGAAGTGCGTACATTCCTGGGTACTTATAAGAAATAATATTATCTTCTTCCCACTCTATATCAAATTCATTACCCGCAGTTCCATCTGGTAGATCTTTTTCTAATTTAAATCTATGAGATCTAACTACAACTTCTTTGTCTGCCACAACATCATCATATCTTTGCTGGATGTAGTCATTTTTATATCTTGGAAAAGATAGCAAAATTACCTTGCCATAGTCTGGAAATCTAGAGTCTACGGAAGCACGATACATTTCATAAATAAGGCTTCCTGTTTTTGCCTGCTCATGCCCAGTAGTATTTTCAACACTAAATCCAGATATCTCATCTAGGATAACTACTATTACGTTATAGCCTTCCCAAGCCTCACGCTCAGAGTGTCCAGAGTGTACGGTTATATTTTTATTAAATTTTATTTCAGAAGCTTTTTCAGAGTATTTTCCAACAAACCATGGGGATTTGTCAATTCTAGTTCTAAACCCTTTAAAGAATACGTTGCTTGCTTGCTGGGCGTTAATGGCAATATTGATAATGTCTATTGAATCGCCAGGAGGTTTTCCGTAATAAGACGCTGGGTCTTTTAAGCAAAGCAATAGATATACAATATACGAAACTGCAATTGTTGAGCAGTAGTCTTTTCCAGATCCTTTTCCTAGCTGAGCAACTACCTCGTTGGCAGTTTGCTTAAACATTCTATGTCCTTCTTCTTCTCCAAAAAGTTTTATTAAAGTAGACTCTTTATACACCTGTGAGCTTTTTTCAATTAATGTGTATTGATATTCTGAAAGTTCTGGTAGACCTAGATATTTTTCATTAGTTACAAAATCTCTTAGCGATACTGGCTTTTCATCAAACTCTTCGCCATCAAGCATGTCGATGATATCAGAAAAATCAAATGACATTCTTGGACTCTATTATCTCTATAGGTTCAACCACTCCAGTTATTTGCGAAAGTCTTTTCATAATTTCTCTTCTTATGTCTGGGTAGTCCTTCGCAACATCCCTTAATATTGAAACTAAAACATCTTGTTTTCTTTCGGTTTCTGCAATTTGATCTGCAATTTCTTGATTATCTAGCAATCCAATTTGCTGCAACATTGCAATTCTTTTTGTCTCTATGTCGGCAATTAACTTTAGCGCAGTAGCCTTTACGTTTAATTGACCTTGCTGATCTGCATCGTCTACAGTTTTCCAAGCTTCTTTAATAAGCATTGCATAGTGTTGGTCTGCGCCAGACACAGCTTCTTTGGCTCTTTCTCTAGAAGTAGAATCATTCCTAACAACAGCTTTCCACTCGTCTATATACTCAACGACCTCAGCTCTTTTAAAGCCAGTCAATGAAGATATTTGAGTAGGATTACTTCCTTTTAAAAGTTCTTCAACTACTTTATTCATTCGATCAAAATGATCAGATAATTCAATTTCCATATGTCATAAGTATACTTTTAGTTGACTGAAATGTCAATTAGAATTAGCTATTTTATATAATATCAAGTATCCAATTAAATCATCTATGTCATTATCCCCAGCAAAACCTTTATTGTTTCTTACTCTATTCAATTTATCATCAATTCTGACCTTTAATTGCTCTTTAGAATCCGCCGTTGAAAATATTCTTGCAGGCTCAAGGGCTGAATTACCGTATGAAATATTTTTTTCAATTAGCATGTGTGCAATTTCATGACAGGCATCCCATATTTTCATTCCAGCTGGCGCTCCGACTGAACGTAAATATAAATCCTGACAGCTAAAGCTTTTTACATCTTCATATACTGGCTTAAGCATTATCTCCTCTTAATCAACTCGAACTTAGTTAAATATCTCTGTATGGTCATAGCAGAGGTTTTACATTCAATAGCAATCTGTGTAACACTTTTTTTTTGAACTACGTATCTTCGATATAGCCATTCTTTGCTTTGGTATAGTTTCATTATAGATAAAACCTATCTTTTTGTCAATACATTATTGGCGTAGTACGCAATGCCAAAAGAATCAGCTACATCAAAATCATTAATTTCTAGTTTATACTTATTATTAAAATAATCTACAGTTCTTTGCTTACGCATATTTCTTAATTGATTTTTATACCAAGACTCTGCGTACCCAGGATTTTCTAATCTTATAATAGATTTTTCATCTTTTGTTGGATTCTTGTTTCCAATGAATGCCTGCCACGAGGATGGGCTAATGGTAATAACCTTAGCGCCAGTAGACATAAGCTCAGCAATAACAACCCCATAGACATAAGATAATTTTATCACAGCATCTGGTGATCTGACAAGTATCGCACCCTCAACGGCAATATAATCACTCTTTAATTCTTTTAACATTAAATTCATTCTAACTTTAGCATTGTATATTTTTTCATAAATATCTTGTCCTGCTAAATTTATTTTCCCCCATTTAATTGGAACTGAGTTTTCCATTAAACAAAAGGCTATAGATGTAGTTGAGGCATCGATGCCAAGTACTCTATTTGCTTTTGATTTTACTAAACTAGCTAAGTTCATTTAGCAAGTTCCATATTATTTTTTTACTATGCTCTATAATATTTTTTTCACAAACAGAGCAAATATCTGAGTTGTTGTATCTACTTAACTTAGTTTTGCATTTTTTGCAATTTCGAACAAGACCATTTTTTATAGATTTTTTTTCGTAATACTTTTCCATAATCCTTTTATTTGTAGCCATCCTGCAGCATTCATCGCTATGATATTTTTGATTGTGAGTTTTTGGCTCAAATTCTTGTGAGCATTCTTTGTTTTGGCATATCATAATTTAGGAACCTTGTAGGACTCTATCTGAACTGTGCCAATTAGTCCTGAGTAACATTCTTTTTTTACAGGGCAATAAGTGCAAGGCATTTTGGATTTTGTTGCTCCTGCTGGCTTCATTGGAAGATCTCCGTCTTTAAAATTATCCCAAACTTCACACATCCACAAAAATGCTTCCTCAATGATTTCAGTATTTTTTTCATTCATGGAAATTGGAATTACTATAAGTTCCTGAGTGTTTTTATTCTCATATAGAAAAAATCCTTCTTTAGCTTTTTTAAGTTTCATATAAGTCAATAGCTGTAGAAGGTGGTTGGGTGTTGGCTTCATCTCTGATTGCCTTCCATCCCAAACTTCTTGCTTTGCTGTTTTAATTTCACCAATGACTGTCTCGCCATCATATTCCATTATTAAATCTATAAATCCTCTAATTGGAGGATACTCATTTACAATCTCTTCTTCTTCCGCTTTCCACTCAGGCATTGTGGATATTAACTTTTGAAGTCTTTCGTGTGCCTGTGTTCCTTGTGACATATTGGCAACGGCAACTGCGTCATTATCGTCAATAAACATAGCACCAGAAAAAGCCATATACCAATATCTTGGACAGGTTCCATGGCCGTAACCTAAAGAGCTTGGGCTAAATGATTTTTTTGTCATTTCTCCATCTGCTCTTTTTGTATTACGATACGCCTCATCAAGTAATTGAGCAAATTTTTCTGGATCGAAGTGCTTACCAGTATGTTTTTTGAATTTAAGGTTCTTTACAATATCTCTACCCATAATTACTGATTATCCTTTTTGTTTATTTTAAAACTGCAAACAAGTAAATCTATTGGAGCATTTATGCTTTTTACAATTACGTTTTGGTTATTTTCAGAAAATGTAACACAATAGTCATGTTTAATTACAAATTCCTTGCCATCAATATCAAGCTTTATTTCACCATCTTCTGACATGGGAAACATTATAGATACAAAATCTTGACCGTCTTCTTTTTCTTTATGAAATATTTTGCTTAAACTATCATCTATATTAGACAATCTAATTACACAACTATCAAAAAATTTAATAGAAGATTCCGTATATATGTGCAACATCTTTTCTGAAATCTTTTTTGTCATATTTTCGTCTAAATTAACAGAGACAATTTCATTATTTTTTATTTTACAAGATAAATAAATCATTTCTTTTTCTTGATTAAGAATAGGGTGCGTATAAATTTCATTTTGAATAACTGGATTCAAAATTTCTGCGCTTATTTTTTGATAATGTGGATGTTTTTCAGCAGCTTCTGATATCTTAATTGGTTTCCACCACTGATCTTTTGATAATGGTCTGACTGGATTAATGTTTGACAAAAAGAATTTTTCTCTTTCTTTCATATTTTTTGAATGTTGATCAGAAATTGGTTTAGGATTTTTGTGTTGCAACCAAAAAAATAGCAAATCGATTCTTGAATCATCTCTAATTCGTATGGGGTCTCTCCAGTGAACTGTTCCAGTTCCGCTAAACAGTAATCCTTCATTGTCTCCAAAGGTAAACTCATCACATTCAAAAATTAATTTCCAATCTTCATTAGATTTAACATGAAAATCTAAAACATACATTTCTACTGGCCTTGCATCATAGTGCGGACCTAATTTTGCTTCCCAACCAAACTCTCTGCTATACCTTGCCCCCTCAATATCTAGCACCACCAGTTCTTCTCCAACAGCCTCGCTTGCTAATTTTTCAACTCTTTTTATAATATCTTCTTTATTTTTAAGGGTAGGATAAATACTAGCGTGAGCAGAGTAGGCCTGAACTTTAATTCTATCTTCTGGAAAATTATCATAAATGTCTTGAAGGTCCTTTAACTCATCGGCAGTTAAAAGATTTTTAATTAAAACTGGGTAAAAATCTTGTCCTGGTACATGTGTCTGGCTGTTAATCATATTTTTATATTTTGGATACTTCTCTTGTGCCAAAAATGTTTTCATATATTATTCTACCACATCATCACTTAGGTCAAAATCAAAAACTTCTTCTTGCCCAACCCACTTTAAAAATTTAGATAACGCTAAACCTGAAAGGATTGCTGTTGCTGATATAGTAATCAAAACCCACACTTTTTTCACTTAATGTCTCCCCAAAAAAATATAATTATTATGTCTCTACCCATTGTTTGGCACCCACATTTTTTCTTTTCCTTTATTGTGATATCTAGCCATAACAAACAATAAGTCTGATAGACGATTTAAATACTTAGCAATATTTGGATTTACGTTTTCTATCTTCCAAACTTCACGCTCTGCCCTTCTTACAACAGTCCTTGCATTGTGCAGTGGTCCTGTTGGTAAAACAAAAGATCTTAAAGGTTCTAGATATTCATTATAGTCATCAATTACATTTTCTAAATATGTTACTCTGTTTTCAGATATTGTTATTGTTGAAGCACCTGCAAGCTCTGCCCCAAGATCAAATAAGTCGCTCTGAACTCTTTCAATAACATCATTATACTCATCGGTTGCCATTCCAATAGCAGAGTTGGCCTCATCTACAGCACCTATCGCTTCCATTATAGGGCTAGTCTTAGACACCCTTTCGTTATTAGCGTTAGAGGTTTGACCATCGTCACCTGTCTTAGTATAAATTTTACTTAGGATAACCATTATGAGTTATACCTAACAACATACTTAAGTGCATCTACTAGTTTATCTATAGATTCTTTTGCGGAATAATAAATGTTCTTTTTATTATTATTAACTGATCCTGCTTTATCTTTTGCAATAGTAGAATAAACAGAAGCCATCATTGAAAACTTAGTTGACATTGCTTGCAGCTCTATAATTAAATATGGAGCTTTAGCAGAAGGCACATCTGGATTCATTAATAATTTTACCACAATTGATAAAGCCTTGTCTAGCTGTTCATCGCTCATGTATTCATGAAGATCATTAAATTCTGTAATTGAACTAATTAACTCAAGAGTATTTTTATCCTCAGACATTCTTAACCTTTTTCTTATTTGACTTGACAGGCCCAAGATCGGCCTTTATTGTTCCGTCTTTTCTAATTCTAATAATTCTACCGTTTTTAATAACAGTAGGATTAAAAGGAATTTTGTTATTTGATCCCATGAGCTTCTCCAGATTCTATTAGTTGTTCTAACAATGACCATTCAATTACTGCAAGCCTTACTTTATTGCCAGAAGATCCCAGAACAAGTTTAAGTACTGGGTGCTTGTCTCTATTTACCTTAAATGTATCTGTGCATATCTTAGCCCACATATCTTTGGAAACAGAAATTGTTTTTTCATATTCTTTATAATCTACCACAAAATTGCCCCATTGAGCATCCCCTTTTTGGTAATCCCCACGTCCACTATTTTTTTGCTGCTTTGCACCATCTCTTTTTGCTTCTGATCTTTCTGACATCATCTGTTCACCAAGTGCTGAGAACTGTGCCCGTCTGGGCATGTCCAGGAAAGAGTAAAGGTTGATGGATCCCAAAAAGCTTTTTCTGCATTCTTTTCGCATTTATGGCAAGGCTTTGTGCCAATAATTTCTTCTAAAGCAGATTGCTGTACTATTTCTTTTTTATCAAAAAATTCATTAATGCTTGGCATCAATTAACACCCTTTCCATTTGATCTAAATTTAAAATTAATGGTGGATCGACAAGAGTATTGATATCTAGGTCTGGGCTTGTAGTTGTTTCTTTTCCATCTTTAGTCCATTTGTATCCTACTTTATAATTAGTATAATTTAGGGATGGAGCAAAGTTTCCATTCTTAAATTCTTCTGACCCCTCTGTTACTGCAACATAGTTCATTCTAATTGCATACCTATCGCTGTTGTTAATATTTAAAACTCCGTGATAAAATGGCTCACAAGAAGGAAAAACAAGAATGTCTCCAGGGATTGGCTTATATCCTAATATTTTTTCACCATCCCAAAAACAAATTTCTCCACCATCGTATTCATCATTTAAATATATCATAACGGTAAAAATTAATTTATACCCAGGAGTGTCCATATCCTGATCAAAAAAATCGCTATGGAAAGCAGAGAAATTAAATTTTTGTGATTCGGCTTTTGTGGCTAGGCTTACATCATATTTTAAAAACGCAATTCTTGTATTTTCACATTCATTAAATAGGTCAACTTTTTTATAATGACTTGGCCAAATATCTTTGTTACCATACTTAATCATAAAATCTTTTTTAACAAATCTATACGCATCTTCAAGCTTTTCAAAAACTGATTTTTGCTTTACTTGCTCTTTATCGTCTGGGTCAAAGTACCCTTGGGAAAAACCATGTGAACTAGTAGAGTCAATTTCAGTCATGATTCCATGATAACCCCAAGTCTCAAATTTTTTCATTAAATATTTATCTTCTTGATACATCTCCGCTTCTTTAAAAAATGACAATATCTCTTCAGTATCTTTTAAAACATTTTGGTACAGGATTGCTCCATCCATTAACTTATATGCCTTTACATTTTCAATGTCATTAAATCTTAGCATCTATATCTTTCTTAAGTTTTTCAACAACCTTTGGATTATCCTTTAGATACTGTACGGCTTTAGATCTACCCTGCAATCTTTCTGAGTTAACTGTGTACCAAGCGCCACCTTTTTCAACTAATCCGCACATTTCTGCTACGTCTAAAGTTTCTCCAATATCGTCAACTCCTAAATGATCTCCTTGGTAATAGAAGTCGTACTGTCCTGATAAATTAGGGGGGCCGAGTTTGTTGTAATCGACAATCCAATTGACTGGCCTTCCAACTCTCTGTTCAATAATTTTATCGCCAACTTTAACACCTGCCTTGATAGCATTAGCCTCAGCTTCTGAGGACCAAAGCTTAATGACCGTAGAAGAAAAGAACTTGACCGCCATTCCCCCTGTTGGAATATGGGAGGCGTGCATAGATCCAAACTGGTTTCTTTGCTGTGAAATGAGAACCAATAATGTGTTTTTGTTTGCATAGTTTAACATTTTGACTGCGTGGGTCATATCCTTTGCTTCTGCGCCTATCTGTTTTGTATCTTGTAAATCTTTTAACTCGTCGCCATCTTTTTCAAAATATATTGCAGGCAACAAAGCTGATATTGAATCAACTACAATAATATCTATATCTGCAGACATAAGTTTTGTTGCAACGTCCACCATGTCATTAATAGTTTTAGCTGGTGAGTATATTAGTTTTGATGAGTCAACTCCTAATTTTTCTGCCCACTCTGGAGAATAAGAATGCTCTGCGTCAATCCAGGCGCAAGTTTTTCCTTCTTTTTGAGCAAGAGCAATCATTTGCAAACAAAAGGAAGATTTACCAGAAGACTTATTTCCCCATACCAAGGCCTGTCTTCCATGTCCAAGTCCACCGTTAAGTGCTAAATTTAAACCAATACTTGGAGTTTTTTGTTTTATGATTTTAACATCTACTGCAGACTGAACTCTATCTCTTGTTTTTGAATCCAGCTTTGCTAAAATCTCTTCCATTAAAATTGTCATTTTTATTCTTTCTCTGTTTCGTCCATTATAGCATTTTTTTCGCCAGAATTTTCCGACAACTTAAATACAAAATTTCTTGAAACATCATCGAACTCTACCTTTAAATTCTCTTCATCCCCTAATCCAAAAAATATATCAATAGGGACTAAAACCTCTTTTTGAGTTTTTAATATTGCTACAAGTATCTTTGAAGAACTCATTGCTTTAAATATCTCTGAGGCGCTGTCTGTCATCTTATCTCCTTTATCATTAAAGTTCCATCATCTAGTTTTGATAGAACTGGCTTACTTTTCATTCCTTCACGCATTTTGCCTAAAACTTTTGAATACATTGTTGGAAATGCAATTGCTCTAGTTAAATTCTTATTCTTGTCTGTCATGACAATATGCGCCATAGTTTTTCCAGCTTTAGTTTTGTATGGACTAAAATTAACTACCATCTGCTCATCTTCTTGCATGTCATATTCTTTTCTATATAAATAATCGACAAACAGATCTGTTCCATTAGGGTCTATTTCAGAAACTTTAATATACCTTGCAATTCTATTATCCCCAACTAATATAAAATACATCTGTCCAGTTTCAATTTGAGTTTGCTCTGTATGAAATAAACCTACGGTACCAGTCTCGTCTACAATTTCAATTCGTGACCAACCCGTTCCCCTCTTAATACTCTTAACCATTCCAAACAAAGGGAAAGATCCTAGGTCTTCAAATTCTGAAATTGGTCTTGCCTGTGATTTAATTCTTGGTGGCAAGTCTACTGTAAAGGTAGGAATGCCTAGGTATTCGTAGTAGTTTTCTTTTTCCTTGCCAGTTCTGGGATTGTCCTCAAAAGAAGCACCACCAATAGCATTAAGAGCAGATACAGCCCTACTATTAATCCCGCTACCTTTCGCAGAGGCTTTTTGAATGAAATCGGAATAATTGGCATAAGGCCTTCTTTCTATAATTTTGTTAGCAATACTGTCAGATATAAACTTTATATCTGCTAATCCAAATTGCATTGCATCTTCTTTTAATGAAAAATAAACATTTGAATTGTTTATGTCTGGAAGAAGTATCTTAAGGTTTAATCTTTTCGCTTCAATAAGATAGCCAGTTTTAGCATCTTTATCATTTTCGTTTTTAAGAACCGAAAACATAAACTCAAGAGGGTAATAAGTTTTAAGCCAAGCCGTATAATAAGTAAGCATGGAATAAGAGACAGCATGAGAACGATTAAAAGAGTAGCCAGCATGAGCCTCGAAATCACTCCAAAGGGACTGGGCCTTTTTCTGAGAAATGTGTTTTGAAGCCCCATTAATAAATTTATCTTTGAATTCGTCAAGTTCTGTTGCATCTCTTTTTTTACCAATAACCTTTCTAATTTTGTCAGCTTCTGACCAAGACATTCCGCCTAGATAGACGCATGCTTGCATAACCTGTTCTTGATATATAATAACTCCGTATGTGTTTTCTGTAAAAGGACGCATTATCTCATGAACATATTGCGTAGGCTCTTGCCCACGTTTTCTTGCTACGTAAGAAACTCCTACGGTATTCATGGCTCCTGGTCTTACTAAAGCGTTAGAGGCAGCCAAGTCTTCAAATTTATCTACTCCCATTTTTATTAACAAGTTTGTGTAAGGTACTGCTTCTGCTTGAAACACTCCCTTAGTATAACCTTCGCTTAAATTTTTATAAACCTTTGGGTCTTTAAAATCTAATTGAGACAAATTTATTTCCTTGCCAGATCTTTCTTTAATTGCTTTGATAGTATCAGAAATAACAGAAAGAGTTTTTAAACCAAGAGCATCTACTTTAATTAATCCAATATCAGCAACCGTGTCCATGTCGTATGCAACGACTGGAATTCTTCCTGAAACTTTATCTTGAGGATCTTCTCTAGATTCTATGGGTGCAAAGTTTCTTAAATCTTCTTTTGCCACGACTACTCCAGCAGCGTGAACACCAACACTTCTAATTTTTCCACGTAACTTTTCTGCAAGCCATAAAACTTCTGGGTACTTCATTCTAAATTCTTTTGTGTTAGGTGAATCTATAAACTCTTCAAATGTATCAACTTGTTTCATTGCCCTGTTTACATCAGACAGAGGAACCATAAATACACGAGCAGCATCCCTTACAACTCCCTTGTCTTTAAAATAAGTAAAAGTTGATATTGACGCAACGTGTTTAAATTTCTTTTTAAGATAATCTTTTACTTCTTTGCGTCGACGATCTTCAAAATCAGTATCAATATCTGGAAAATCGTTACGGTCTGGGTTAATAAATCTAAAGAACAAAAGGTCGTATTCAATTGGGTCTACATCTGTAATTCCCAAGGCATAGCAAACTAATGATCCTGCTGCTGAACCGCGTCCTGGTCCAACCATTATTTCATTTTCTTTAGCCCAATTAATCATATCTGCAACAACTAGGAAATAAGAGGCAAAATTTTTATCTTTAATAATTTCTAATTCTTCTACCAGCCTTTGCTCATATAAGTCATTTCCCATCCATGACGAGGTCAGGTGTAGTCTTTCTAGGCCTTCAAAGGCCATATCAGAGAGCTTTTGGTCGGCATTGGTCTTTGGGATAGGGAGTAGGTCTAGACCCCTGTTAAAATCGTATTCTCCAATTTTTTCCGCTATCTCCATAGTATTTTCATAAATGTCTACTCGTTTAATATCACATTTGTTAAAGTCAGATTCAATTTCTTCTCTAGTCTGAATAAATAAATTATAGTCTTGGAATGATATTCTTCTGTCTGGATATAGGTAATTAAGTCTGTCTAGTACATTTCCCATTCCCCTCGAAACCTCAAAGTCTGATTCCTTATCTGATTTAGGAGATGTAGATAGAATAAGCATTGCTTCTTCTAAAGTCTTATCTTCGCCTTTTGCGTAATGGGCATCTCCAGTCGCTACTGGCTTAATTCCTAGTTTGTCTGCTAATTCTAGCAACTTGCTATTTATTTCTTTTGGATTGTGAGATTGTACCTCAATGTAAAAATCTTCGCCAAAAGTTTTCTTAAAATCTTTAAGTATATTTTCCGCTTCCTCAAACTCTTCTTTTTCAATGCACTTACTAATAAGTCCATTAAGGCATCCAGAAAGAACAATAATATCTTTTGCATATTCTTTTAGTATCTCCATATCAATTCTAGGCTTATGGTAAAACCCTTCATTCCAAGCTATCTCTTGTAATGAGTTAATATTCTTTAATCCGTTTTTATTTTTAGCTAGCAGGATAATGTGATTGTACGCCTGTATGCTTTTGTCTGTTGCAGACGATCTATCAAATCTATCTGTTGGGGATATGTAAGCCTCTACTCCAAGAATTGGCTTAATACCTAATTCTTTTGCAGCAATTTGCATTTCTCTATGGGATGACAATGTTCCATGATCTGTAATTGCTATAGATGTTTGGCCAGCGTCTATTGCTGCTTGGCATAACTCTTTTGGAGAATTAAGACCGTCCATTAAAGAATAATATGAATGAACGTGTAGATGTGTAAAACTCATTAATAACCGCCTTGACATTCGTTTCTGGTGTGATACAGCCTGGTACTAGTTAATGTTTTTTTAGTTGGTGCGTATATATCTTTCTTGCAGCAGCCACACTTTACATGCCACTCTCTGGCAAAAAAGTTGTAAACTGCTCCTACATAATTTTTATATTTATTATACACAAATTCTTGAAATGGATCTGGTATATCGTATGTAGTCATGATTACATTTTACTAAATAAAACTGAGGGTGGCAAGAGCCACCCCCAGCATATTTAATTTACCACTCTACGCTACCAGTTGAGGCAACTGCTAGTTCTTGTGAGGACTCTCCCATGTAGAAAGACTCTTGTTCTGCGTATGGAACATTCCTTACAGCAGTTTTTTCAAGATCAAATAGTTCTAATTTTGAAAAATCAAAAGGTGTTTCATCTTTGGCCAAAGGAATAATTGTGTAGCTTGTGTCTGTCTTGCTACCGTTTCTTTTAATTCGCCAATTTAAATTTGTAATACTTCCCATTTCACCAGCGTATTCGATTAATGTAGGAGTAATTGTTTTTCCACTTGTTCCCTGAGACAATATTGCAACATATGGATCATTCTTTCCGTCATCAACTAATACATTGATATAAATACGGGTTCTAGCTTTCCATCCAGCCTTTGGATCTTTGCGATGCTGTTCTTGCGCCCAGTCGCGTCCTTCTGACTCCATGGTGTCTAGAGCTTTTCTTCGATAATCTTTTGGATTGGTATGCTCTAAGGCAATAAATCCACATCCGAGTTTGTCATTGTAGTTGGGTGAATCTGCATCCAACTCTTGAAGAAATCTAATCTTAACGCTTTCTCCATCTTCAATTTTTAACCAACGACCTTTATTTTCTTCTCCGCCTGAATATGCAGGCTTGTCTAGTGCTTTATTTAGGTCTTTTAGACCTTTTACTATGCTCATTTCTTCTCCTTTTGTAGTTGATGGTATAGATCCATCTGTTTTACCATTGTATCATAATGTCCAGGATTTGTATTCCACATCGGACACTGAATTTATTATGCATTCCTTAATTTCTTTTTCTGATAAATCTCCTGCGTCTTTCGCATTATTTTGATAAACTTTACCATATTCACAAGAAGCCCAAAGAATATCTTTATTTCTTAAACTAGAAGAAATAGATAATCCAAGTTCTCTGCCAGCTGAATCTGCGTCTGTCATTATAGTAATTTTTGTAAAGTATCTATTTAACAAATTAAGATTGTTGCTTGATAGGTGACCCCCTAGAGTGGCAACAACATTTGGGAATCCAGCCTGATGTACCCTGATAGCATCAAAACTAGATTCAACAATGATTACGTGGCTACCAATTTTCTTTGCCCTGTGTATATTAAACAATGTTTGATTCTTAGGAAGGTTGGTGCTATTTTTAAATTTTTTCTCAGCTATAGATCTTCCAACTATTCCTACTGGGAGTCCGTCTGGGCTGTGCACTGGAACAACTACCATGTTTTGAGATTCAGAGTAACCCAGTCTAAAGTAATTCATAGACTCTGAATTTATCCCTCTTGTCTCAAAATAATCTCTTGCTTCTTTACTAAGAGTTAGTCCCAAATAAAGCTCATCTAATTTCTTGGAATCAAACTCAACAAACTCTGGCTTATCTTCTAAGGCTTGGCTTAAAAGAATATCAAAATTATCTAAGGACTCGCTCTCTTTGTTTGAAACCAATCTTATAGCTTCAAAATCATTTTTATTACAAATTCTTTTAACTAATTGAATAATGTTTCCAGATTCCGCACATGCTGGGTTGAAGCATATCCATGCTCCATTTTCTTCACTAATATAAAAGCAAGGCGTATGAGTATTGTTATGAAATGGACAATACAAAACTAAATTGTGATTAGACTCACTAATTATCCTTAGTCCAATTTCTTTAACAACAGACTTTATATGGTTTGGTGCATACTGCGTGGAATTACTTTTCCTTGTGTTATCCCTGACGATTCCCATGCCTTCCTCCTTCCTACATATATGCCATGTAAGGTCATTAAGAACTTCCATGTTTCACCTGTAAATTCTACCGAAAATGCTGTGTCTATGTCAAGTACCCTGGCATATCCTTTTGATCTCATATCATGAGTCAAAATATTTTCGTATTGATTTTTTATACGAATCATATCAGAATCTTCTTTGAAAAAAACTTCAATTTGAAATTTTTTAATTGTTTTGTGCTGGTGCATAATCGTATAGTTCTTTAATTATTCCTCTATTTATATCCCAGTCTAAGTGGAAAGCAAACTCGTGTCCGTGTCTATTCTTTCTAGAAACAATTTCAATTAAATTTGTTCCAGGATGTTTGTGGATAGCCATTGCCATATCAGCATCATACTCTATCGCTTTAGACCAAGCTACTTGGCTCATCATTGGCGGATCATCTTGATCAGATACGTCATCGGCTGTTGCCGCTGTAATATCTATAACGGGGATGTTGTTTGAAACTGCAAGCAATTTAAACTCTCTAGAAATATTTCTGTTTCTTTCTACCTCAGAATGACTTCTCTTATTATCATTAAACAATTGATGATAGTCTAAAATAACTAAATCTGGCTTGTGTTGATCTATCTTTCCTTGAACAGTCGCTGGAGTTACTTCTGTATTTCCTTCATTAGAAACTAAAACAAAACTATTCTTTCCTTCAAATCTTTTAGTACCCCAAGATTTAAAATCATCAATATTAATATCTCCTCGAGAAAGATCACTAGCCTTAAATAGTCCAGAGCCAAGCATTGTATAAATACGATCACGCATATTTTCTGGAGACATTTCCAAAGAAACAATCATTGGTTTAAATCCTTGCTCCCAAGCTTTGCATGCAAGATAAGAAGTAAACCATGTCTTTCCTTTTCCTGGCCATCCAATAGCAACGATTAAATGTCCTGGCGCCATTCCAGTTGGGTATGCAGCATCTATTGCTTTAAATCCAGTTAGTATTCCTGGACTTCCACCCATTACTGAAGCTCTGTCTTTTACTGAAGAGAAGTGCCTTGTTGCAGAGTCTAAATCTATAACGTCTAAGTCTCTTACATTATTTGTAAACCTTGAAAGGTTTGCCAATTTGCTTTGCATATCTGCAAGTACTCTTGAGGCAGCATCTTGCTTTAAAGCAGATCCAGATTGAAGAAGTATGTTTTTTAATTGTGAAGACAAGTATTCATTTTTTAATTTATCTAGGTAGTATCCAGTTTCAGCCTTTACATTAATGTCTGGGTCAAAGTCATGAAATTTTTCCTGAAGAACACTAGCCTCTGGCACAGCCTTAAACTTATAATAGTAAGACTTTAAGCCCTCCCAAATATCCCTATGTGACGTAAAAAGATCATCTACGTTATCTGCAAGCAGGGTGCTAATGTCTTTATTTTGACACACTGCGGATATTAGTGTTGCTTCGGTATTCATTCATCTACTTCCTCTACTAGTTTTTTAGTTTGTTCTCTTAAAATTTTTCTTTTTGCCTTATCTTTTTCTAATTCTTTTTGTGCAGAATCAATTTTGTCAAAATTGTATAAGAAAAATATTAAAGGATGTCCAGGCTTTATTAGTTTAAAATAATATTCTAAAAGAGTCATTCCTCTATCAAAGCCAACGCTTTCAATAACGTCCTTCATCGCCATCTTATCTCTAAATTTATTCAAAACTGGTTTTTTGCCGTACTTTTCCTCATAAAGCTTTTCGTATTTCCATAGCATTATGTAGGGCTGTTTATTTTTTTCAGCCTGGGAAATGGCTAGATCATTTTCCATCTTTTAATTCTTTCTCTATTTCTTGAGTTTTTTCAATAAGCTTTTCTTCGACAAATTTATAAACACGCTCAGTGGCAGTATCTACATTTTCTCCATTACGCACATTGTCTTCTACGCCTATTCCAATTTTAATGCTTTCAAAATTTCCTAGGTTTCTAGTAAAGGATAGATCAACCTTAACTACTGTTGTCATTTATGCTCCGCCTTCTTATGTCTATTTAAAGTTTCATTAGCAAATATTCCCCAGCGAACCTCTATATCTTTATGGCAAATATCACAAGTAACAACTCTGCTTTTTTCCACTAGTCCGCCTTCCACACTGGAACGAATCCAGATTCAGTTTTAGTATACAATATAATATTGTTTTTGAGAAGTGCCCTTAATTCTGACCTGCTGGGTATATTTTTTACATATCCAGCTTCTAGGATATACGCATGTAAATCAAGTATGTCAGACTCACTAAACATAAACTTATACCACAAGCTATCTGGATTACTTATCGGATATACCTTTTGAGGTTTCTTTATTTTTCCTTGCAAGATATACTCTTCAATTGTAACTTTATGTCTTCCAAGAATTAAGCCTACATCTTTTATCGTATATGCGTTTTCCATTTTTTTTAAAACGTCGGAATAACTATACATCATTCTTTTTTTCTCAGCATAACACCAAGCGACTACTTCGTCTCTAGGCCTAGATAACCTAATTACTTTATGTAATTTATTATTTAAGAAGAAATAGAGAAATTTTTTGCGTGCTTTTGATCCATTTTTTCTAGCCATTTACCGAACGCACTCGTTTCTTTACTAATCATCCATCTTTTTCCGCACTGCATGCAGAACAATTCAACATGTAGTTTTTGAGAAAAAACTCTATCTACAAAAACTCTACCTTTACACTTTTGACATTTCATTATAAGCTAAACAATTTCCCGTCTACTACACAAGTATAGTCTGGGGATACATGTATCATATTAACGTGTGGATACTTTCCATTTTCAATATGCGCTATTGCAAATCCCTTTTGCCAGTCATGATGCTGGGTATATTTCATTCCTGGACCCTTTTCATCGCACATATGACCAATCTCATATCCACGCAAAGTTTCCCCCTTGCCTTTATTTCTTAATTCATAAGTAACTAAATGAGATGCAATCCTATGAGAATGTCCTCTAATTAAAGATACTTGTAGATCTTCCATGTCTTTTCTAACCGACCCTGTTGCTGAAATTGAAATTCCATGATGGACGTGGATATCTCCAAAACGTTTCTTTGGCAATTCATTATAATAAATATAATCATATCCTAATGAATCTAAACTCCATAAAGCTTCTGGGGTAACATGCTTTGCATATTCAGGAATTTTCTTATCCAAATAATCAAAAATTCTAATATCATGATTTCCTAACGCTGAGAATAGTTGTGCGTTTGGAAGCATCTTTCTTGTTCTTTCATAAAATTCACGGGCACCACTTGCCTCAAACTTCATGTCTTTTAGCATTAACTCTAAATCATTTGTTACGTCGTCATTCTTGTATGCCTTTAAAAACTCTGTTGGCTTTCCTTCTGTAAACCTACTATAGCAAGCCTGATCATCTGTGTCGCCAAGATAGTCTACAACATCTGGCTTAAACCACTTCATAACCTTAAACCAAAGCTCAATCATTTTATCATCTTGATATGGAAATTGCTGATCTGATGAAAGCATCCATTTTAAGTCGTTAGACATTTAATATCCTTAAATTAAAAAAGTCACAATTTTGTGACTTTGGGTACTACCTATATTTTAACATATAATGACAGTCTGTCAATATTTAGTTAGCCTTTTCTTTAAAAGCAATGTAACTTATTGTTAGTTCTCCTACTGGACCATTAGATATGTATTGAACTTGCTTCTTATTAATTATCCTGAGAGTGATTTGTCTTTTAGAATCTATAGAGCCACCAGCAATACTAATTGTATAAATAGGCGTCTCTCCATTAAACTTTGCATCTACTGGCAAGTCTACTGTTGCTGAATTTCCACCAGCAGCATTAGTTAGTGCTGGAATTGTGACGGTTCCAGCAGAAATTACTGGGATAGTTGTAGTTCCGTCCTCTAAAGTATTCTGTAGACCTTGAGCAATTTGGTAAGTTTTTGTTAAACCATCTTTTAAATCATTTAATTTGCTAGCGTCTAAAGGCTCTCCGTCATTAAATATTGGTTGCTTTAAAGTTGCCACAATTAACCTTCTTTCATAATATTGTCTAGGCTATCTGAGTATTCTTTAATAGACTTTTCACGTTCTTGATTTTGATCAATAAGTAAAGTAATTTCTGAGCGCAATACCGCTATCTGAGTTTCATAATTAGATACAATTTCTCCTATGCGTTGCTGCAAAGCTGTAATAATTAACTCTGTTTTATCCGCCATCTTTATGCTTGCTCCTCTGGGTATTTTGCGGCTTCTGTTGTCAGAGCAGCAATTTGAGCATTTACGGAAGTCTGTGCTGCGTTTAAAGAAGCAATTACTTCTGCATTTGTTTGAGTTTTAGCATTTTCAACAATTACGTCTATGTCTAAATTAAATTTAACATGATTTAAGCTTTTAATACGACTTTCAATAACTGCACGTTTTTCTGAATTTGATAATGTTGTCATGTTTCCTCCTTTGCTATTATATCATTTAAACTGATTGTTGCAAGTTAGCCTTTAAAGACTCTAAAACAGAAATTTGATTATCGTAGTCTCCAATTATTCTAACAATATTTTGATAAATTTCATTATCTGTGCTTTGTATTGTCTCTAACTCTATTTTTCTAATTTCATGACTGTACTGTTCAGCTTTAAGCTCTATTATATGTGCATTAATAATTGATATTTTTTGCTCATTATTTAAATCTGTATCTGACATGGGACTACCTTTCTTGTATATTTATTTATTATATCATTTTTATTCATTTTGTAAAGAGTGTTTATTTTATACGCTAGCCGAGAATCCTGAAGAATATGTCTGACCATTAGTTCCTAATATTGTTGCTTCATAGCTTCCCCATCTAGAGGCGGTAGTTCTTGGTGTATCTCCTTCTTCTGTTCCAATTCTATAATTATAGTTCGAACCTCCCACGTTGATAGCTCCAGTGCTATATGAGCGTGTACCAGAATTTATTATAGTTCCAGAAGAACTTCCTGATCTAATTCTCCAAGGATAACTAGGGTTTCCAGAGGTACTTCCGCTCCAAATGGCATTGTTCCATCCCCAACCAAATCGATTTGTGTTAACAGTAGATCTTGCAAATGCTGGTGGATTTGTGGTAAGAGTAATGCTTGGAGTTACAAATGTTGATATCCATATTGCATAAAATGTAATATTTGCAGTTGGTGTGTAAGATGCTCCAGCGGCAAGAAGTGTGGGGTCTCCGCCAGATAATGGATTACGCCATGTGCTAAGTGTAAACCCAGATCTTGTAGGAGTTGGAGCCGTCACGGAAGATCCAGAAGTTACTGTGGTCGAGCTTGGTGTAACAGATCCACCATTTGCATTCCAAGTTACTGTGTACTGAACAGGTGCCGATGCACTTCCAGTTACTGTAAATTGCACAGTAGTATATCCAAATTTTGAATAACTTACTGTTACTGTATTTGAAGCTGATGCAGAAAGACCTGTGACGGTAATTGCACCAGACGCGGTAATTGATGTAGACGCATTAGGATTTGAATTTGATACTACCGCATAAGTTCCTCCAGATGGGTCTGGAGTGTTATTAATGCTTGCTGTAAAGCCATTAGATGTACTAGTTGCAGATCCATAAGTTGGGGCAGTAGTCATTGTTGCATCAGGTATTTTAATTGAAACTGGCCCTGCCCAATCGGTTACATTTCCAGCACCCGTACCAGTTGCAGTTAATGATGATCTTACCCACCAATAATAAGTATACCCAGGTGAAGCAGCCTGTGTCTTTGTTAGCGGTGAAGATGTAAAAGATCCACCACTTATTGGTGTGTCTGGGGTAGATGCAGTTGTTCCTGCTAATGCTGGCTGGGTTCCTATTGCTAGTGAATCAGTTTGATACCACCCTTGAAAAAATTCTCCTGAGCCTCCCGTAAAATTAATTGTAAATACTCCGCCACTGTACGTAACACTTGTTGGGGTGGGAGAAGCAAATGCATTTTGTTGATTTGCAGATGTGGTAACGGCAACATAACTATCATCTATATCAGATGTTGAAATGCTTTTCCAAACTGAATCTGGAATAGAAGTCCAGCTTGCTGCAGAAGTGCTTGCTTGGGTCGTTCCGTCAAAATAAACTCTTAAAACAGATCCCGCCACAAATGTGCCAGAAAATCCAGAAGTTCCAAATAAACCGTTTGAATAATAACCTGGATTGTCTATATATGTAGGAACGCTGCTTCCTTTTCTTACTAAATAAACATCGCAGTAAGGCTGTCCTGTATAAAATTTAATTTGATAATCTAAAGCGGTGATTGATGATCTTACTAGAGGGTTCTGATACATATATGCTCTAACATATAAATGATAATTGCTGCTATCAGAGTATTCTTGAATTCTATAATTAACTAGGTCTTCATTCCATATATTAATATTTCTTCCGCTACCTGCTGTTCCCGCTGTAGACCCTCCACTATCTAATCCTATATATCCATTAGAACCAACATATAAAATGTTTCCAAAATTAAAAGAATACGGAGTAGTAACAACTCCAGATGTTGTGTAACCACTTGTTGCTGAACCACCTGTGTTTGTTCCAGTAACTCTTACTCTAATTGTTTTACCTAGATCATTACTGTCGATTAAATAACTGTTGCTACTATCAAACTGAAGAATCGTACCGTCTGAATAACTCCACTCATATTCAAAACTGTCTGGGTAGGTGTCTCCAGAAATAGATGTTGTATTACGCCACAAGCCATTTTGTGATCCAGCAGTTAATGTTCCACCAACTACGGGAGATCCATTAAGATTGGGTATTGATAAAGAAACTGGAGCATATTTAACTACACGAGCTTCATTGCTGCTAGTCACATATTCGGATGATCCCGATGCATTAGTTGCTCTAACTTGATAAACAACATAATATCCGTCATAAGATAAATTGGTAGCTAATGTTGTATTAGTTTGAGCAGGACTAAATGGTCCATAGTTTCCCCCACCTGCATATTGACTAAAGTACCATCTATCTTCATAAACTGTTGGGCTATTGCTCCAACTACCACGATATCCAGTTAAAGTGTCACCAACTCTTGCAATGACTGTAGTATTATCGATATTGTCTCCGCTAGAATTTCTTACTTTTGGAAAAGATGTGATTCCTGGTATTTGGCTTCTTGCAAAAACTTTTACCCAGGCTGTAGTATTTTTTCTATATGCATTTAATATCTCTACCCAGCCAGTTGTGTTTTTTCTAAAAACAGATAATATTTCTACCCAGCCAGTTGTGTTTTTTCTAAATATTGAAGGCATATTTTATCACGCCGTACTAAAATATAAGTCGCCAGTAAAAGCTCCGCCTAAATAATCGTCTAGCGTGGCGGCGCTAGAAATATTTCCAGAATACAAAGTTCTTCCTCTGCTCAATCTATTGTTTGCATTAATTGTAACCGTGGACCCTGGTGTTCCATAACTAGTGGTTGTATATAAAGTAGTTGTGTCTGCAAAATTATAGTAAAGACTGTGAAACAAATATCCCCTAACATATCCTGGAAGGTCAGTCTTGTTATTTAATCTTATTTGAAGGTCACCAGATGCGTTTCCTTGTCCTAAAATTACTCCGCCATCCTCTTCTAATGCAAAATTTCCATTTCCAGATTGTAAATAAACTTGTGTTGTATTTGCATATATAAATGGTGTGTTTAAATATAATTGATTTGTTTGAGTTATAGTACCAGAATCAATTGTTAAAGTTCCAGTAAAATTATTTGGGTTTGTACCAACTGAAGTAATTACAGCACCAGTAATTGTAGATCCTGCAGTAAGATTTCCTAGCATTGATACGTTTCCATTTGAAGCAGTTAGCGTAAACTTTCCTGTTGTGCCACTTCCATTATAATGTGCTATTGAGTCTGGAGTTAGTCTTATATGCTGACCAGAAGCGGGTCCTAAAAATATAGCTGGGTCTAAGCCGCTATTTATTTTAAGTGTTCCTGCATCATTTTGCAATGAATTGTCTAATAATTTCCATCCACCAATGTATCCAGCTGATGCTGTTAATGAACCAGTTTTTGAAACACGAAATGGTGCACTTAAATAATCTGCATGTCCTAGCCAAATTCCAGGAGTTGCTAGACTGTCTGGGTCTGCTTTAAATACTGCGTTTCCAGATCCTATTGACAGACTACCAGTAAATGTTCCAGATCCATTAATTGCTAATGTTCCAGTAGACCCTCCAATAAACTCAAGAAGTTTTGTAGTTCCGTTTGTTCCATAAATAACTAATGGTGTAGTGGATCCTCCTATTTCAACTCTTGCTCCACCGCTTGCGCCAGCTTTAATGTACGCATCTGCTTCTAAGAATCCTGTTTTAATTTCACTTGCTGGCAATTTTTCTACTGTGATATTTGTTGGACTAGAAACTACTGCCGTTGTTGTCTCAACTGGTGGCACTGCTGCATTTACAGTTTTAATTTTAACATAATATGGAACGCCATATTGCAATTTTGTTTGAGCATCTTTATCAATTACAGTTCCAACTCCGATTGCTACCTGATTAGTTCCGTTTGCAAAATTTAATGAATGAACCCAATTATTATCACTTGGTACAAAATCAGCTGACGTTCCTATGTAAACTTTAGCTCCCGCAAAAGATCCAGTAGTAAAATTTTCTGTATTTGCTCTTTTACCATCCCAAGTAACAATTATTGAAGCAAGTCCTGATTCTATTGTTGGAGCAGATGGGTCTTGAGGATTAAGTATTGTTGTTCCAATTCCTGGAACAACTACTGATCTTGCGCTACTTACTGCAGACTTTTTACCATAAGAAGTAACAGAATAAAGAGTTACAAAGTACTCTCCAGAAGGTGCGGCAATTGTTTGTGTTCCAGCTGATTTAAAACTTGAGGTTGGTTTAGTTCCATCAAAAATACCGCCGTCAACATAAATATCTACTCTATCTATATTGGATATAATTTTACCAGCAGCATCTGTGCCGTTCCAGGTTACTTTAATTAATCCAGGTTCTCCCGTAACACTACCAGCTGTAAGAGATGGTTCACCTGGAACTGATTCTCCTGGAGTTGTTATTATTTTTACAGCAGACCATACAGAAAATGCTCCGCCTTCTCTTTTCCATCTAAATTGTAAAGGATATGTATTATTTACGTCAAGGTCAGTAATTGTTACAATAAAGTAATTCTTATCTCCAGGATCTACCTTGGAGCTATCCTTTAATAAATCTTGATAGGATGACATTTAGAATGTTACTTCCAGTCTATACTCTACGTCAATCTGCCTTCCAGCTGTTTTTGTTAAATATGGTGAGTTTAATATGGACCTACTTACCAAACCATATATCGGATCAAATGTATCTTCATCATTAATTCTAACTGCATCTAGGCCCACTAAAGTTGATTGTCCAGAAACTGGGGTGACTACGATTCCGATTTTTGTAATTTCTGATTTATTTGGAGAACCCACTACGTTACCAAATAAGCTAGAAAGCAAAACTTCTTGTGATATCTTTTTTCCAGTTCCAGAAATTGACGGCAAATCAACAAAATAATAATTGCCAGTAGATGTATAAAATTTAACTGTAATCTTACTTAGGTTATCATCTCCCTTATAGTAAGCGCAAGTAATAGAATCGTTGTTGCTATATCCCTCTAAATCAAAAGAAGTGTTTGTTGTGTATTCTTTTGAGCTAGTGCCGTTGGAAGGCATAACCAAAACATTAGTTCCAACTCTTGCACCAGTTTCTGATGTTTCTGGGTTGTAACCATCTGAGTCTGTCCAGTCTAGGTAATTGTCAAAATCCGCAATAAACTTGCTATCAAAACTATTTGCAGAAGATCTTATTGATGGGTAAATTCCTATTTCTGAAATTACTCCAGCTAAATCTTGAGGAAGTGTTGCTTTGTAAACTATATTATATACAGGCAATCCGTTTTCCATTTGAATATCTGTGCTTCCCAAAACTACTGGTGTCCTGTATATCTCAAATCCCAATCTTGTGTCTACCTCGGAAGACACATTACCTCCAGAAACATAGGCTGAATTTGTTGAATCTAAAATTGTAAAGGTAGTAGTTGAAGGAACAGAGCTTATTGTTGCATTTAAAAAGTTATACTCTGTTGGCAATACATTATGAATGCTAACCTTGTTTCCTTCAAATAACCCATGTTCATAAGTAGTTGTAAAGGTGACAACAGATCCTGTAGAAGAGATTCCTGATATTGTTTTTGAATCATGAATACCTACCGCTAAGTCCTTTGTGGCAGACGGCACATTTCCAGCCATAAGTTTAGAAAAATACCTTTTTCCAAATTTGGTAATTATATTAGAAGATCTTGCGATCTCTTTATTGTTTTCATAAAATACATAGGTTCCTTTTATCATTACTCTCCTTTAGATTGGTGTAGAATAACTTGAATAATATTTTTTATTATTAGTTCCAGTTACTACAGCCCTTACCGATAGCCATCTTGGTGAAGAAGAAGCTGGTGTATCTCCTCCAGATGAGCTAACTTTATATTGTCTATTCTTTCCACTATCTCCTATGCCGTAAGATGAAGAGGAAGGGTATGCTTTTGATCCTGAACTTACAGTTGTCCCGCCATTTTTTAAAGTTTTTATAATCCATTCGTAAGATATTGAATCATATGAACCAAGACCACTTGAATCATTCCATCCCCAAGATAATCCTGTAGAACCAGTTCTATCAAATATTACAGACGGAACAGATGGTGTTGGTGTAATAAAATTACTTGAGTTTGGAGGGTTTGATTCAGAAGATGAAACTGCTGCTGCATACGATGCGGTTGCTGCGTTATATATTCTTGCGTCAACACCAACTGTAGTTGATGCATATTGACTCGTATTTTTAATTTTAATTAATGCATTATATTTAGTAGTCTTAGCTGCAGCATCATAATACTCTTCAAAGGTTATTGACTCTATGTCTGATAAATCTACGGTGTCTGTAGATCCTTCTGGGTCTTTTTCTTCGTTATCTCCAGGCGGATTGTCTCCACCAGATCCGTCTCCAGGATAAGGACGAGATACTTGCTTAGAATAAATATATCCCGAATCATTTTTAAGAATAGCTTCGTCTGGCCTTAGCCACAATAGGTCTGGGTCTGTAGTTTTAAGCACAACCTTTGACGTCTTGGCTATATTCTTAGACGGTATTCTTTTTATAGTTTTTTTATTTACTATATCTTGTGATCCTATTGTCATTTTAATATTATACCATTTAGATAATTACAGAGTTCTGCAAGTAATCGAGGTAGAAATCCCTTCTAGAAAAGATTGGCTTACGTTAGTAATAATCATTTTTTGAGTTTCCTGAAGATTTTGATATGCATATTTAACTGAAACTATGTCTCCCACAGAAAGCATTGGGTTTCCAAAGGTCTCTATTTCTATAATCTTTCCTTTGTTTACTGCCTTTGTTTTAATAAATTCAGCAAGATTTTTTACATCATATTCTGACTGAAGCCACCTAGATTCAAATATTACGGGCTCCTTGTTTGCATACTCACTGCTGGTATCTGTGGAGTACTCCATAGTTCCAGAAGGGTATAAATCATTTCCTATTACGTATAAGGAGGCCAGTGCGCCATCGCTTAAAGGAACAGTTGAAGAAGTATTGTTTAGCACATAAGCTTCTGCTTCAAAATTAGAAATCTTTTTACCAATCAGGCTAACTGCTTGGTTGCTACCAGTAGACCATTTAATTGGGAATGCTGGTCTAGAGTTTAATTTAGTCTTTACATAATAGATCTCTCTCACAACTGTTCCAAAATCATCTACCGTCTGATTTTTAAGAACTGGATCGGAGTTTCCAGTATTATAAATTAAATCTCCAAAACTCATGTCAAGCAAATCATCTGAATATTGGCCAGCATATAAGTTTCTATTGTTATAGGAAGTTTCGTACTGGCTTACATCTATGTCTGTACCGTATACGTAGTCTACTGCTATCTCGCCAGACCCGCATGCCAATGCTACGGTTTTAGTTGTTGGAAGGATTGAATTAATTGTGGTTCCAGAGGAAGAGCTTACGTCTACTGCCGTAATAATAAATCCGTTAATGTATGCATTAATATAAACTTTGCTACCAGAAACTTTTACTCTAACGTCGACATTGTATTGAGTTCCACCAAATACTCCCTCAAAAGTTGTAGTAGATGTTTTTTGTGAATCAGCTAAGGTTTTTATTGAAGAACCGTCTGCCTTTATAATTCTAACTGATTTAGTCTCTTTTGAAACAGCAGACTTTGTAGTTTCTAGAATAACATAATACCCAGTTTTTCCTGTATGGTTTACAAAAAATCCTAAACCTGCGGAAACACCTTTTGTGTTAATATCTGTGTCTAAGAATATACTTGTACCAAAAGCATAATATTTTTCTGATAATAAAGGTGAGGGCAAGCCGTATGTTGGAAGAGATGAGTTTGTTGTTGATGTAGACAAAGACATTCCTTCAAAATTTCTATAAGCAATGTTGTATTGATTTTTTGATGTATTTGGATTCGACATTTTAAAATAAGATTTGCTTGGATATATTTTTGTCGCAGAAACTGGATTTGAAGATATGGTTGCTGCGTTAGTAATGCTAGATAAAGTAAACTTTCCACTTCTCATTACTTTACCTGAAGAAGATCCAGACTTTGGGGTTACTTCAAAAATGTATCTTCCTAGACTTAAGTTAGATATTGTGAATGGGGGATTGCCAGTTGCAGCAGGTATATTGACTACCTCTTCAAAAACTTCGCTGAAGACATTTCCTGTATCTGACTTCAAAGCTTTTATAACATAAGAAGTTGGCACTGTTGTGGGAACTACAAAATCAATAGACACACTACTAGATGTAAGTTGTGTAACCCTTAAATCATAAAATAGATCCCAGTTTGTAGTAGTTCCAGTTGATGTAGACTTTTGGGACGGATCAAATGTAACGTTTCTTAATTCCCAATTTCCTAGATTACTGTTTGCGGCATCATGTTTAGCTGCCACGGTTCCTAGGGCCCCTCTTTTTTTAATTCTGTATCTTCCGCTTGGTTTGAAGTATGCGCTAGAAGAAGGATTATTTACATCTGAGTAACCAGCTTTACACAAAGATCTGTATTTATTTATATCTGCTGCGGACTCTACGTTTACTTTTCCAGTGCTTCCATCTAGAAATACGCAATCATATTCCATTGCATCATACTCAATAATTTCTGAATCTATAAGAACATACCCAGAAAAATTATAAAAAGATTGTTGCTCTGCATATACGTCTGTTGTTTGAGAATCAATAGTCAAGTAGGTATTTTCCAAAGCGCTAATATCTTGAGATAATCCTCCTGCACTTAATAGTGTAGTAGGAGCGTTCCAAAGAGATCCAGAAGTACCTATATAATCTGAAGTCATCTGTGTTTCCCACAAAACTTTTACGTAGTTTGCTCCAACTATATCTTTTTTATTAAATTTAATAATGTTTGGAAGAGTAGTGTCATCTGCTTCGTTGTAAAATGTCCAGGATATTGGTCTTGCTGTGTCATAGATATAGTCTCTGCTGTAAAATTGCAGGATGTTATTTTCATCAAAGAATGCATTCATTTGAATATCTCTGCACAACTCTTGAATGGCTTCCCAAACTGTTTTTGAATCATCTGTCCACCAATAATTTACTTGAGGGATTGATTTTTCACTTGTTGTATTTAAATTAAATCTGTAGCTAGCAAAACCTATTGAGTCTAGAAGTCTTCTAATAATTGCAGTTACAGGATAGAATTCACACACAATATCTGGGCATACGGTTTCCATTAAATACTTAGAGCCATCTAAAGAAAATATTGCTGCGCTTCCATACTCATCTATATTGAAATCATTAATGTAATAGAATCCTTGGGATACTTTGTCGTAAGAACCAGCAACAGTTGTTGCGTTGCTATGGTAGACATTAAAGAATGGTCGAAGTTCAGCATTTTTTACTAGATACAGCAATGAGCTATCAAACTCAACGGAATCTCTAACATAAGAAACTATTTGAGATGTTACCTGATTATATTTAGCAATATTTGCCGACATGCTGTTTGCGGTAACAAATCCTACTGGGAGTACGTCCGTGGAAGAAGATGAAGATTCTTTGCTAATATCAAAGTCAACTAAATCTGAGGATATGTCCTTTACCCATCTTGCTGACAATTCAATTACCCCAATCATTCCTCCAAGATTTGAATTTGTTGCAGTAAGTTTAATTGATTTAATAGAAATTGGAGTTGAGTAAGTTATTGGCTCTACCAAAGCCGTGTTTACCCAAGAAGTTCCATTATAGTTTAATACGATATTTCCGTCTGTCGGTGTAGTAAATGGCCCAACTGACTGAGTTGTGTTGTCGGACTTAGTAATTAATAAGGAGTAGTTAGTGGGAAGAAAATGATTTTTTTCAAATCTAATTACAATTTTATTTGATAAAGCATTTTTGTTTCCTTCAATAACCGTGTCTTGCTTATACTTTACAGTTAGATCAATGTTAGTATTTTTTGCTCC